AAATAAATTCATGGAGGTTAAACGCCAACATGAAGAACAGATGAAGCAAGCTGAGCAAATGATTGAGCAAGAAAAGTTACAAGCTAGAATTGCTGAAATTGAAGCACAAGGTCAAATAGATGAAAGACTACAAGCTCAAAAATATCAATATGAAATGCAACTTAAATACATGGACGTTGATATGGCATTATTAGCTCCAAGTGAGGATACTGCAGCTAGAGACAGACTTAACGAGCTTGCTGAACAAAATAAAACTCGTTTAGCACAAGATAAGATAAATCTTGATAGACAAAAAATACAACTAGACCTTTATAACAAAGCTGCAGATAGACAAGTTAAAAGAGAAGAAATGGAGAATCAACTTAAAATAGCTAGAGAAAACAAAAATAAATATGATAGAAAGTAAGTAGAACATATCGCCATATTTCTTCTACAGGCGTGCTAGATTAAACTCTTGGTGCATTTCCAAGTAAAGACCCTCTTCGTTGTAATGATGAAGAGGGTTAATTTATTTGTATGTGTTGTTTTTGTGTTTAATAGGATTTTGTCTATTTGTGGAGCAGTCTATCATTGTTTGTCTAAAAGTTCACCATTTGGCGAATTTATCGCACTCCCAGGGCTTTTATGTTTTCACTTTCGGCTCTTAAGCCTATTGACTGTCAATTACTTATGCAATACTAATAAAACTTAACATTAATAATATAGCAAGTAATACACCATGTATTTATGCTAATAAAGTTGAAAAATTTTAAAATTATTTTGCTACTATTAAAAATGTATGTATATTTACTGCAATTATAACATATAACGTAACAATTAAATAATTAATATCAAAGTTATGGCTGAAATAGATTTCGATTTTGAAGGCACTCAACAACAAAGCGGTAATAACGCTGATGGTGCTGGTTCTTCTAATGAGAACAATAATCAAAACGATACCACACATCTTAATGGTGGTGGTGTTGATGATGTTACTGGTAAAGATAACAACAAGCAACAAAATGACGACACTGCTAAAAATAATGACGATAGTCAAAACAATAACGGTAATGAAAACAATCAAAACAACAACAACCAACAACATGATTTGCCAGCAGGTACTGTAGTTGATGTTGATGGAACAAGTTATACGGTAAATGATAACGGAGAACTTGTTGACGATAAAGGTAATGTTTTCAAATCTGCGGATGAGCTTAAATCGTTGTTAGATGAAAACAATGTAGAAGATAAAAGTAATGAAAGTAAAGAATTAACTTTAGATTCTATACAAGAAGCTCTTGGTGTCGAGATTACAGATGAGCAAGGTAAGCGTGTTGAATTTAGCAACGACGTTGATGGTGTTACAGCATACGTAAACGAAGTTATAGAACACCGTCTTGCTGAAGTTTCTGAAGGAGCTGTAGCAAAACTTTTTGCTGACAATCCAATCCTGTCTGATTTTTATAATTATTACACAGTTAATGGAACAGCTCAAGGTTTTGGAGAAATGCCTGATAGACGTGGTTGGCAATTAGATAAAGATAACGAAGCTCAATTAGAGCAAGTTATTAAAATTGCTGCTAGAGAGTTTGGTAATAAGAGTTTGAATGATAATTATATTAAATATCTTAAATCTACTGGAGCTCTTTACGATGAAGCTAAACTTCAATTAGAGGCATTACAAGCAGCTGATGAAGAACGTAGAGAAACAATGGCTAAACAAGTCAAAGAATATCAAGCTGCTCAAGAAGAAGAGAATAGAATATTCCAACAGAATTTAAAAAATACAATAAATAGTAAAACTTTAGCAGGATATAAAATACCTGATAACATTGTTAAAGAAGTAAACGGTAAAAAGATTACCTATAGTCTTGAAGATTTCTATGATTATGTGGTTACGCCAAACGTAGTATTACAAGATGGTAGACGTATTACTGGTTATGATAGGGATAGAACTAGTGTAGAACCGCAACAAAAACTAGAAAATGAACTTCTAGTTGCGTGGCTTTCATTTACTGGTGGTTCTTTAAAAGATTTAGTGAATATGGCTATTAAAGAAGAGAATGTTCGTAAGCTTGTTCTTAAGTCTAAAGAAAACCGTAATAAACATACTATTAAAGTTGTTAAGCCAAAGAGCGAAAAAGTTAGTGCGGAAGACATATTGTTCTAGCCAATGAACTTATTAAATTAACAAATAAAATTAAATTATGTACAAACTTAGAGAAGTATCTCGTGGAAATTATGATGACCGTGGTTATTCTAATGAGGAAACCATTGCTCATCTTATGCTAACTCACCCCGAGGAAATCAACAACACTCTTACCTATACTTATGGTATGGATGATGACCGTTTTCCTCTTACATTCTTAACTGAAGGCCAAGGTGGTGCTGGTGTTGTTGACATTAACACAGAAACTTGGACTTGGAAAACTATGGGTCGTAGTCGTTTTAATGACTATGTTCTTTACTTCAATAACAGCAATACTACTCCTGGTAAAGGTGGTGCTACTTTTGAAGTTGAATTTGCTACCCATTGGCTTATTGAGCAATATGGTCTTATTGCTCCTGATGGTTATACCCAAGTTCGTATTATGAAAGACCTTGGTGAAGGTACACACGGCGGTTATGTTTATCGTCTTAAACTTACTTCGCCTAATCCTAATGAATTTGTTGACCCTGAGAATTTGAAACCCGGTAAGTATTGGAGTATGACTGCTCCTACTATTAGTGCTTCTTATTCTAAAGGCAATCGTAGTAATGTTATGGGACCTGGTAAGATGACTTCTCAACTTGAGTATCATCGTTATTCTAAAGAAATTGCCGGTAACATTTCTAATACTATTGTTACTTACGAGTTTAAAACAAAGGGTGGTGGTACTACCAATCTTTGGATTAATGAAGAGATGCGTCAGCATGATATTCAAATTCGTATAATGGATGAGGAGCGTCTGTGGCTTGCTCAGTATAACCGTAATGAAGCTGGTGAGATTACTCTTATTGACGCTGACAACGGACAGCCTATTCCTCATACTGCTGGTATGATTCAGATTTGTCGTGAGAGTAACTATGACACTTATGGTGAAGTTCTCACTCTTAATAAGATTGAGCGTACTATTGGTGATGTTCTCGACAAGGATACTGATACTGGTACCATGGAAGTTGTTCTCATGGGTGGTAAAGGTTTCATGCAAGATTTTGACCAAGCTATCCGTAATGAGGCTGTTAGTAACAACTTTGCTACTCCTCTCGGTGACAAGATGATTGAAGATTGGAATGGAGGTCTTTCTTATGGTAAGTATTTCCGTCGTTACAAGACTGTTGATAATCATATTATCACTGTTCAACATCTTCCTTTCCTCGACCGTGGTACTATCGCCGATAACGATAAATCTAATGCCAACATTCATCCTCGTACTGGTCTTCCCATGAGTTCTCACCAAGCTTTCTTGCTTGACATGAGTACTTATGAAGGAGTTCGTAATGTTCGTAAAGTTCGTCTGAAAGGTCAGATTTACCTTTCTGGTGTTCTGAAGGGTCTTACACCTATTCCTGCTTCTTGGGGTGGTGTTCGTCAAGATAGTCTTGGTACTGAAATTGATATGAGCCGTTATGAGATTAAGAATACTTACGGTCTCCAAGTAAACAATGCTACCAAGATGATGCAACTCAAGTGCGTTCTCTAATAATAAACTAATTAATAAAGGATACAACTATGGCACAAGTAAATGTTAATATAGATGGTGCAGATAAAAGTTCGCCTGTGCAAACTCCGAGTAGTGAGCCTACTAGAGCTCAAGTAGAAGCTGCTAAAGCTGCTGCAAAAAATGAAGAGATGAACGCTCCATACGTTGACAAACGTTATGTTACTATTAGTCTTGTTCATAACTACTCGAATTATCGAAGAGTGAATATGAAAGTTCTAGGACAACGTAAAGAAACCATTGGTTCTTCTGTGCGTTCTTGCCAAGTTCTTTCTTCCAATGCTGGTGAGATTGCAGCATATTTTCCTGCTTTAATCGGTATTTCTGCAAATAATCCTGATTTTATTACTAGAGTTAAAACTTGGTTAAGTAATATACAGTTCACTATTAGTGAGAATGATGTTAAGCTTAACACTACGTTTATTTATAATCGTAAAGCTGACTATCTTACTATTAAAGAACAAGAAGACGCAATTAACGCTGAATACGAAAAAGTAGACAGGTCTAACCTCATGGCCATCAAAGAGGCTCTTAAGAAGAAAATCGAAGACCTCAATACATTAGAGAGTTCAAAATATCTCTATGGTCGTCCTGAAAATCTTGAGGATTATCTCATGTATCGCCATTGTCTTCTTTATCGTGATGTTGCTAAAGATAATGCTTTAATCAATTCTGATAGTTCTCTTCGTTTCTACATTAAAGATGAAGCTAAAGAACTTGAAAGACAGAAGAGAATTACACAAGAACGCAGTACTGCTATGCGTAACTTTGTTGAACTTGGTGCTAATCAGCAGAAGTTTGATGCTGTTTACGTTGGTATTAGCATTCTTCGCAATGATAACCTTTCTGAAGCATTGCTTAAGAGCAATGATGTTAAGCAGAGTATTGTTATGAATTTTGTCAATGATTCTCCTGATAAGTTTAATAAGCTTGTCAATGATAAGCACATTCAGCTTAAAGCGTTTATTGAGACTCTTATTCTGCGTGGTGAACTTGTACGTTCTGATTACAATCAACAAATTTCTACAGCAGATGGTACCTTTATCGGTGCAAATATGAATGAAGCTATTGCTTGGTTTGAAAATCCAAACAATAAAGCTATTCGTACTGCTTATGAAAACAAACTTAAACTTTCTTAAATAGCATACAATAATGGACATTCAGAATATGCACATAACGTTTAGACAGCTAGCCCAACAAATGGGTATGCAGAATGTTAGAGCAATACTTCCAGCTCAAATTGATGTATTGCTTAATACTGCTATTTCTGATATTGTCAATCAACTTGTTCGAGAGAATGTCGGTTTGTCTAATAATGACGGTCATACTGATATGTTTAAAATTGGACAAACCGATGCTCTTAGAACATTACAACGAGATGAATCTCTTGTTGTCTCTGAAGAATATGAACAAACAAAAATATACTTTGTTCCTAAAGATTTACTATATTTAACTAATGTATATGTGAAATATTCACTACAAGGTTCTGATAGAGTTTTTCCTATGCGCCTTGTAGATTCTGCTTATTATGCAAATGCAATGACAGATAGTGTTCTTAAGCCAACATATAAATCTCCTATAGCTGTATATACAAATGAAAAAGTTGTAGTAGATTTTGGCTATAAAGGAATAAACGAACATTTCATAAATCCAAAAGCTATTGCTAACTATATCAAAACTCCAAACACTGTTAAACTAGCGTTAAACACTGAAGAAGAAAGTATTGATTGTGACTTACCTGAAAGTCTTCATGAGACTGTAGTTAAATATGCAGTCGACCTTTATAGACGTTCAGTAAGAGGTGAGTATTACAGTGGCAACAGAAATCAATCTCAACAACCAACAGAATAAATAATCAATAATAGTAAATAAAATGAAGCAACTTTTAATTGTAAATAGTGCTAAGGCACTTAATGCCGGAATAACTTCCGGTAAAGATATTTCTGGTCTTGAAGAAGGTGCTCTGACTTTCATCAACCCCAGCACTGATAATATTCTCTCTGCTAAACCCACAGAGAATTTTGTTATTGCTCTAGGTCGTGCTAATGGTCAGCTTCCTTTCATGATTTCAGAAGTTGATGTTAAATCTCTTCGTGTAACTAAAGCCTCTCCTGTTGCTGGTAGTGCTATGGTTTCTACTGTAACCGTTGCTGCTACTACTAAGGAAGTTGGCTTTACGATTATTAAGAAAGGTGCTCAGCCGCATGAGCGTAACACTAACACCTTTACTATTACTGGAAGTGGTACTGCTACTACTGACGCTGCTACTCTTGTTGCAGATTTTGCAAAGCGTAACAAAGTTATGGCTCTTCCTTTCACTGTTACTAATAGTGGTGCTGTAATTACTATTACTTGCACTAAGATT